GTCTTGCCGTCATCGGTTTCGTAAACCGGCTTGTCGCCGTCTACCTCCGCGTAGGTCTTGCCATCTATCGTCACGGTTCGCAGTTTCATTCAGCAGTCCTTTCGGGCATCCGCCCGTTTGCGCCCATTGGCATCCGCCTCAGGGCAGAGAAAAGCCCGGCTTATTGACCGGGCTGTAAAGTCGCAGGATCGGCGCTGTTGCGCTGGTTTGGGTCGGGTGGCATGGCATCCATTGCGCCAACGTCCAATGTTTCGGCGAGGATCAGTTCAAGGTCGGCGTCAGGGTCATACTCAGCCGACAGGAAGTCGCGGCGCTTGGCCTCGTTGATGATGGCCTCGCGGCTGATGTCGCCGGTCTCCCGAAGCTTGAGCAGGAAGTCAGGCGCCTTGTCCGACTCCATGCCCACGCCAAAGTCGGTGTAGACAGAGACCTCGATATTGTCGCTGCGCCCCATCCATTGCACGGTGTAGGACCACGCAAGCTCCATGGCGTCCTTGAACAGCATCGCCCATGCCTGCGCCGCCGAAGCCGCCTTCTGCCCGCTACGGGCCGCGCTGATGACGGTAAGACCTGTCTGCGCCTTGAGCGGCTGCCGACCCAGTTCTCGCATCTGCTGCTCTGTCCGCTCCACCTCATCGGCAAGGAACTTGAGCGATGTTGCGCTGATCTCGATAAAGCTCCAGTTGCCGGGAGAGCCGCCATTGGGATCGGGCGGAGCGTAGAGAACCGTTTTAGGCCCGACAGGAACCGGAACGGGCTCATACTCGGTGATGTTCTGCCCGTCGATGGTTTTCTGAATGCTCTTGGTCGGCGGCACGACGCCGGAGGCAGTCAGCATCGGCGCCGCAGTCAGGTTCTTGGCGTATTCGAGGTTGGTTTCGCCCTGATAATGCTTTTTCTGCAAATGCACGATGGGCCGCATTGGTGGAACCATGCGCCAGGTTGAGCCGTGACGACGCCCCAAGACAACCGGCACCAACGGGATGAACGGAATGCCGAGCGGACGCGGTTCCTCGATCAGAACCCACGTTTCCTTGTTGTCGGCACCCTTTCGCTCTTCCCACAGTTCATAGGTCGCAGGCGCCCAACTGCCATCGGCGTTCTGCTCGCGATTGAAAACGCGGATACGTTCCTTGCGTGTCTCGGCAAAGCCGTCACGTTCAACGGACGCTTCCTCGAACCGCACATGGACAAACTGTTCGCGGCCATCGATCATCGCGGTGTATGCCGCTTTCATGCTCAGGGCCGGGATGCGCACCCAATAGGGCCGTGCCCCTGCGGCGCGCTCATCGGCAATCGTCGCGCCTTCCTTGATCGGCGTCTTGTCGACCAAAATGAAATCGACGGCGTTGGCTACAGCCCAGTAGAACGAATGGGCGCCGAACACGTGGAAATTGTTGCCCATGCCGTCGATGTCGTCGGCAAGGGTCGCAATCTCGGCTGGCACTTCGGAGGCGAACCCGAGTTCCTTGGCGAATGGCTTTTCCGCAAGGTCAGACACGATGTCGGACAGCACAGCCGTAAACTTGCCGTTGTCGAGGCGATCCTTGTAGTCGGCATCTGACTCGTTGGGGAACTTCGGCAGAAACGCCTGCCCACCGCTCTTGACGGCATCGGCGCCTTCCAGAAAGGCATACACGGCACTCCAATAGCCATGCATGGCCTTGAAGTCGCCTGCGCGATCATCAGGGCTGGGTTCTCGTTCGCTCATCGTCCACTTCCATATGTGGCGAACACGGGGGCCATGCCCATGCTGCGCGTCACCAGCCGCCCGAAAGCGCCGGACGTAGCGTCAACCTGATCCTTGAACGTGCCACCGGGGAACAGGCACAGCTCATCGATGAAATCCTGGTTCCACTCGCCTTCAACCAGATCCACGTTGCCGGCCTCGCACTGCACAGCGAAAGGTAGCGCGCGGGTTTCCTTATCGCCTGTTTCCGGCTCGGCTCTGACCACCCACCCCGCCAGCATGGCGATCATGTCGGACTTTTGAACCTTGCCGGCCTGCCCTGGGTCCTGCGGCAGGCTGATCTCGACAAACCGGCCATCGGCTTCGGCAGTCGCCTTGATCAGCTTGCGGACCTCGTGGCCTTCGTCCTGCGTCTTGACGACATGACCGACCACGTAGCGGCCATCAGGTGTCTTTCCGAGTTTGACGCCTGCCGTTCTGGCAGCAGTTGCTTTCTTGGTTGCCGCCAAGTCCCAATGCCGTACCCAAACGGTTCCCTGCGGGGCAGTCCTGATGAACCTGCCTTCAAACCATTGCCGCTTAAACAGCCCGCCCTCTCTGGCAGTCGGCCGCTGCTGCAACTGGCCTGCCGTCGCGTAGCTGCCCAGCGTCCGTTCTAGTTCGGCAACCTGCTCTTCCGAGAACCGGTCTGGGAAAAGCAGTTCCCCGTCTACAGTGCGGGGGTCGACAAAACCGATGCCCGTCTCGCACCTGCGTTCTGCCTCAAACCGCATGGGCAGGCAGAGATGTGTGTAAGGCAGTTTGCGCGACAGGATGAGCCCTGCCGTATCGCTTTCATGCAGCCGCTGCATGATCACCACAATTGCCGAAGTCTCGTTGTTCACGCGGGTCGGGAGCGCTTCAAGGAATGTCCGCTCCGCCGCCAGCAATGCAGCCGGGCTGTTGGCATCATCCGCGCTCAGCGGGTCGTCTAGGATTACCCTGTCGCCGCGAGCGCCCGTCATGCTGGCAAACGCCATGGCCTCGCGAAAGCCGGTGGCGTCATTCTCAAACTTGGTTTTCGCGTTCTGGTCGCTGGTCAGTGCAAGCGGCCAGCGGTCCTGATACCATTCGGACTGGATGAGCCGGCGACACTTCATGTTGTCGCGAACGGCCAAATCCTGCTTATGGGCCGTCGAAATGAACCGATGAGACCTGAGCCCGCGCGGCCCCCACTCCCATGCAGGCCAGATCACGGCAGTCAGCAGCGACTTCATGGTGCCGGGGGGCACGTTCATGAGCAGCCGGTTGATGCGCCCGTCTGTAACTGCCTCCAGATGCGCGCAGATGGCATCCAGAGCCCATCCCCATTTTAGGGGGGTGGACGGCTCCAGAATGTGCCAGGCACGCTTTGCGAAGGTTGCGAGACTACGCTTGCACAGTTCCCGCTCTACAGCGAGGATATCAGCCCTGCTCAGTTCCCGCATCGGCAGCCGCCATGATCTCCGCAAGCGCCTCGGTGGAGAGCTTGGACACGTCGAGCCCAGACTTGGGGGTCATCGACCCATCCGTTGACTTGTGATCAAGCTCCAGCTTTTCGCCGTACTTCTTCGGCTTGAGCTTTCCAGCCATCCACTTCCGCGCATCAATACGAAGCTGCGAGCGGCGGATGGCTTCGCCATTCTCCTGCCACCCGATCACTTGGCCTTCGGCGTTACGCTTCTCGATCCAGTCGTTCCGACCATCGTCTGCAATCGACAAGATGTCATCAAACATGGCGTCTGCTTGGGCTTCGCGCGCGCGGGCGTATTGCTCCGCGAACTGCGAATCCTCAATCAGCCACACAAACACTGTCGACGTTGCGGGCATCCCATCATCACCGCAAATCTGACGGAGACTTTCACCGTCTGCGATGCGCTCACAGATGGCCGCCTTATAGGCCGCTACCTGCTTTGCAGAATACGCCATTGATAGCCCTTACGTGAGAAGGTTGAGGATACGAAGGATTGGCCGCCAAATGATGAGCCTGCGCCGCTCACGGCTTTTACGCTTGCGCGCATCCAACGATACGATCCCGCCTATCCTCGGTTGGCTGTCGGAGAAGAACGGCGCGGGGAGCTGTGTATTGGCGAACGGCAACACGCTGGGCTGTTGTGCCTTGCACTACTTCCGCCTGTCGCCTGGAAGCTTGGCATGGAAGCCGATTGGGTTTGGCTTCTGATGCACAACGACGCGGAAGCGTTCCCCCTCGCCATTGCTGTAGGTCACCTTGGCAGATGGGGTATGTTCCGTAACGGTGACCGTGGCGCGCGGCTGATGGTTCAGCCAGTCGTCTACGTATGTGCTCATGCATTCACCTGATGGAAACCAGCGGGCCGTGGGGATGCCGCTATGTGAGCCGAGAGACAGGGCCTGCCTAACGTCCCCTTAGGCACAGGGCTCATACCCGCTGGAAACTAATGCCTACCCTAGGTCCTCATTTATTCCCCAGCTTGGAGGACTCCACGCGACACCGCTTCGGCGTTTCTGCATCTTTCGATGCTTCGTCAGGCGTCTGAAACTAATGCTGGGCAAGATGTTCCCATGTCAGGCAGGCTGGGGAACCAACGCCTCGTCAAACTGGACTGGGCTGATGCGCTGGGCGCAAATCGCCCTTTAGCGCAGAGTCTCAGACCCGCTTCCCGCTGTCAAGGGTGGCGGGGGATGGGGTCACAGGGAACTGTCTAGTAGTGCCAACTGTTCAGCCTTTGGCTTAGGCGCATCAACGAACATGTCTGGCTCGCGTAGCGCGGCATCGATGCGACGACAGGCTATGTCGAAATAGCCGAGGTCTATCTCGATCCCTGTGAACTTGCGGCCAAGCTTGACGGCGGCAACGCCAGTGGTGCCGCTGCCCATGAAGGGGTCAAGAGCCGTGCCCCCCACGTCCGAAACCACCTCCAAAATTTGACGCATCAAATCAACGGGCTTCTCTGTTTGGTGCTCTTTATCCCCAGAGCCGACTCGTGAAGATTTCAAAACATTCCCGTAGCTGGCAGAGAAGTAAGGCGGAGCGCCTTTTGAAAAGTGCAGAGCAAGCTCGTGCTGCGCGCGAAAGCCGCTACCGAGACCAGCATTGCCTTTGTCCCAAACCAGCATGTTCTGATACCGCCAGCGGGCGCTTTCGATTGCTGGCGAGTACAACGCGGACACCCGCCAATCTGTAAACACGGTCAATGTTGCTGTGTCAAAAGTTGTCGAAAACGCTAGCCGCGCCAACTCGCGCAAAAGAAAAGCGCCGCCAGCAGCGGTCATCGCGTCCCCGGAAAACCAACCAACTTGCGCGATTGTCTCCGATCTTAAGCCTTGTCCTTTGGCCTTGCTGATAGCGGATTGGGTGAACCCACCGCTAGAATACGGCGGGTCCGTAACAACGGCATCGAACTTGCCAAGCGTCGGCAGCACCTCTAGGCAGTCACCGCAATACAACTCAACGCCATCCGCCAGCACTTCCTTGCGGTAGCTCATGCCGCCTTCCTCGCCTTGAACTGCCACAGCTCTGCTACGTGATCGAGAATGTCGAGGAACTGTGCAACGGCGCGCTGCGATGGCCTGGAGCTGAGCCCTTCCCCAACCGGAGCGCAGAGGATGAGCGCCTTGACCAGAACGCGAAACGCCGGCTTGCCGATCTGGCGCTCCAGATCCACAATCTTGCGGTCGCGGTCGATCTTGGCAGCCATGCCGCTGTCGTGGGCTATGGGGCTGGTGTCTACTGGTTCCCGGCTTGGGTCCATGCCGCCGCCCTGAGTGCCATACCGGCCTTCGTAAAGGGCTTTGAACATGGTTGCCACCATCTCGTGATGAGGCTGGCGGCGGCGGATGTACCAGAGCGCTCCGATACGGGTGAGCGGGTTGCTCTGAGCGTAGACCTTGCCGATGTTAGGCTTGGTCGGGTTCTTTGCCCGCTGGTGGTAATATTCGCTGTCCGTCATAGACGGATCAGGGATCAGGCGGTTTTCAATCTCAACAAGCATTAAAAGCCCCATTGCTGTTGTGCATTGGGGCCGGGAGGCGTCAGAACCGAACGGGGAGAGTGTGCATGTGTTCGGGCTTCTGTGCAAGGGTCAGGGAGTGGCGTCAACATGCTAGGCGGCCCTGCCGATCAGATCCGGAGGGG